GATTTGGCCCTATGGATGGAATGCCGGAGGCGAAAGATGATCCGCGTTCACGCGATCCTTCGCGCGACGGGTTCAAGCTTGGTAGTGGGGCCATTTTGGATTTGGCAACAGGCGAGGATGTTGTCGTAGTTGACCCAAAGCGGCCAAATACGGGGTATGATCAGTTTTTCCAGTCCATTTTGCGAGAGGTTGGGATGGCCTTGGAAATACCGTACGAAATTTTGATCAAGCATTTCACAGCTTCGTATTCTGCGGCTCGCGCTGCGATGCTAGAAGCGTGGCGCGCGTTCACAACGCGTAGGCAATGGTTCGCGGCTCGGTTCTGCCAACCCATCTACGAAGCTTTCGTAGAAGAAGGCGTGTTGCTCGGGAGAATTGCACTTCCCGGTTTCGTTGGAGCGGACCAATTGGTGCGACAGGCATGGCTCGGTGCAGAGTGGACGGGGCCGGGCCGCGGACAAATCGACGAGTTGAAGGAAGCGCAGGCAGCCGACTTCAGGATAAAGGCGAACCTCAGTACGCGCGCGCTCGAGGTACCGAACCTTACTGGTCGCGACTGGGAAGATGTTGCCAAGCAGCGGCAGCGTGAGAACGAGTTTGATAAGGAGCTTGGCATACAGGCTCCTGAGGAAAAGGCATTGGAAGAGGGCGGGGAAAACGGCGCGGTGCCCGGAAAGAAGAATGGCGCGACTCCCGGCACTGATAAAGAGACGGGTGACCGTGAAGATCAACCGACCAGAGGAGAATAGTGATGACAGGTACAGAAACGGTAATCCCTCACGCGCGCGTACTCGCGTACATAAGGGAGCAGGCATGGTCGATCCTGCCTGAGAGTCTCGAGACAATCGTCGAGATTGCCTCCCGTACAGAGAAACTGGATACGGAGGCGCTTGCTGCGAAGTATGGGCAGCGACTCGCAGGAACGGAAGGCGTCGAACTTCGCGACGGCGTGGCTATCGTCAATGTAGAGGGGCCGCTGTTCCGATATGCGAACCTGTTCACTATGCTCAGCGGTGCGTCTTCATATGCTGTAATCGCCCAAGACTTCAATGCCGCGCTCGAGAATCCGGCAGTCAAGGCGATTGTGCTGAACATCAATTCGCCGGGTGGCCAGACAGACGGAGCCAATGAACTTTCGTCTATGATCTATCAAGGCCGCAAGAGGCGTAAGAAGAAAGTGACTGCCTACGTATCGCACCTTGGTGCGAGCGCCGCATATCTCATTGCTTCGGCAGCTGATGAGATTGTGTTGGATGCGATGGCCAGCGTTGGGTCCATCGGAACCGTTGCGCGCGTGTACACAGGGAAAGAAAAGGATACGATGGAAATCGTCAGTTCGCAATCGCCGAAGAAGCGGCCGGATGTGACAACTGACCAAGGCAGGGCGCAGATCCAGGATCATCTGGATGCACTGGCCGAAGTGTTTATCAATGCGGTGGCAACCTACCGCGGAGTTTCAGCAGAAACCGTTCTGAAAGATTACGGTCAGGGCGGGGTCTTGGTGGGTGAACGAGCAGTGAGGGTCGGCATGGCTGACCGGCTCGGTTCGCTCGAGTCCGTGATCGCCGGCATGTCCGGTTCAACAAGTAGAGAGGTGACGACCATGTCAGACGAGAAGAAGGTCGCCCTTACGCGAGCGATTCTGGCGGCAGAGCATTCGGCCCTGCTGACGGAAGTTCTCACAGAAGGTGCGACTTCGGAACGTGCCCGTATTGAGGCTGTGCTTGCACAGAGCCTCCCGGGTCACGAAGCGTTGATCAACAAACTGGCTTTCGACGGCAAGACGACCGGCGATTATGCGGCGGTTCAGGTTCTGGCGGCGGAGAAGGCAGCCCGAGGCGAGAAGCTCGGCAAACTGCGTGCCGAAGCGCCGGAACCGGCAGCGCCCAGTATCGATCGTGTCGAGAGGCCGAAGGAGAAGGAAGTGAAGGCAACGGAGTTCGATGCCAACACTCCGAAGGCGGAGGTTGAGGCGGCACTGAAGCCTGTCTGGGACGGCATGAGTCTGGAAGAGAAGTCGGAGTACGAGCATGACTTCGGCATCTTCGTTGCTTTCAAGAAAAATGAGAGCAATGTGAGCTTTCTCAAGACCAAGTCGGCCTGAAATGGCGGCAACATTAACTGAGTAGTCAGGAGGAAAACACATGACGACTCGTTCAAGCGATCTGGCTCGTCCGTATGAGCTTGGCTGGATCGAAGAGTATCCGGTCATTGCGACGGACATCATCTACGAAGGCAGCGCTGTCGGAGAAAATGCTTCCGGCTTCGCGCGACCCCTCGTGGCGCTCGATAAGTTTCTCGGGTTCGCGGACCGTAAGGCTGACAACTCCACTGGAGCTGCCGGCGACAAGAACGTGCGCGTGAAGACGAGAGGCAAGGTCGTGCTACCGATTTCGGGGCTGGCCATCACGGCAAACGACCGTCCTCCGGTGTACGCATCGGATGACGACGTGTTCACACTGACCGCTACGAACAACACGCTGATTGGCGTGGTGTCGCGGTGGATTTCCACAGGCCTCGCGGTAGTGGAGTTCAACGCAGCGTGGACGGCGGCGCCCTGATCTGATCAACAACCCTCATAAGGAGGAAATTCAATGGGTGCACAGAGACTTTCCAGTCGTGCCATCATTGGTACGTACTACAAAACTCTGGAACAGGATCCGGGAGCTGCGTGGATCGGCGCAATCTCGAATCTCTTCCAGTCTAACCAGCCATCGGAAGAATATCCGTGGCTCGGTCAAGCGCCCGTTATGCGCGAGTGGGTCGGTGGTCGAGAGGCCAAAGGCTTTCGCGAGAACGGGATCACGATCCGCAACAAGCTCTACGAAGCAACACTCGAAGTTGACATCGATGAGCTGCGTCGCGACAAGACGAGCCAGATCATGGTTCGGGTTCGTGAAATGGCCCAGCGAACGACTGCACACTGGGCGTCATTGCTCAGCACGCTGATAATTGCTGGCGAAGCGGCAGTATGCTACGACGGGCAATTCTTCTTCGACACGGACCACGTTGAAGGCGAGAATGTTACCAGCCAGTCGAACGATATCGCCGTCGATATCTCGACGTTGCCAACGATCGTTCATGGTGCGGCAGCGGCCAGCCCCTCGGTTGAAGAGTTTCAACTGGCGGTGACGACCGGCATTGCAGCCATGGCAGCTTTCAGGGATGATCAGAACGAGCCGATGAACGAGAATGCTCGTGCGTTCCTCGTGATGTGCCCGGTGTCGCTGTGGAGCATCGCATCTCGAGCGCTGTATGTTCCGAACGACACTCCCGGAGCATCGCAGACAACTCTGGCTGCCGTGCGTTCGGGCGGGTTCGACGTGTCCTACGTCGCGAATACTCGCCTGACCTGGACTGACAAGTTCGCAATCTTCCGCGCCGACAGTGCGATCAAGCCCCTCATCCGACAGGAAGAGACGGCGGTCGAAATGAAGGCGATCGTGGAAGGCAGTGAGCTGGAGTTCAAGGAGCGCAAGCACTGGTACGGCGTCGAGACGTGGCGGAATGTTGCCTATGGACTCTGGCAGCATGCGTTGCTCGTGACGATGACCTGATCGGCATCAGGAGAACCCACGGGCGGATGAAATACTCCGCCCTTTCTTAAGGAGATAGCGATGAATAGTTACAGGACGTTGGTGCCGATCACGCTTCGAGGCGTCGTCCTCAAGCTCGAAGGTGATCAGCTTCGGCGTCGTCAAAACTTTGTGCGGGCACTCGAAGGCGAGAACAAAGGACTGTTCGCACCGATCACGGAAGTTCAGTTCAAAGCAGGTGAGGTCGTTGTGACGCGCGACCCTTTGCCGAAGGTATTCTGGGACAAGGTGGAGAAAATGAGCTCTGAGCAGAGAGCTCCCTCCGCCGATGGTGACGAACCAAAGCTCCAGGATGATTCGGAGGAAGAGAAGCCGAAAAAGTCCAGGAAGAAGTAGGAGAGCCACATGGTCCTCGGCGATAACGACCGCGATATCTTCTTGAACGCTAACACAGCTGTCGACGTAGTTTACAAAGGCGTCATTGTGAAGGCGATCAAGGATGAGTTTGAGGAGCGTGTTAACGAGGGCCAGATGGACACTGCTGCTATCGCGCGCGTGATAGGGTTGACATTTCATACTGCCGACGTTGTAGGAATGGTCGGTGATGACATCGTGCTGATAAACGGTACGAGCTACAGTGTTCGCCAAAGAAGGGCGATACACGAAGGCAAGTATACGCACGTCATGCTTTCACTGTGAGAGAACCATGAGTAGTATTCGTGATCAGATTGTAGATGCTATCGTAGTAACGCTGAACACTGGTCGGCCCGCAGCCGTACCGGAGTTCGAAAGGTTGAAGACGATAGCTATCAATTTGGAGTCGCTACCTACTGCCATGGTATATCACTCGGTGGAGATGGTCGAGCCTGCATCGAACCGTGTTAGTCCGTTGACGAAACGAACCTTGACGCTGGTTATAGAACTGCGTACAGCCGAGCCAGAGCCGGATAAGTCGTTGGACCCAGCACTTATCTGGATCACAGCGAGGCTGAACAACAAACGAATTGTTGATGGCAGTTTGGTGGAGCTTAGCCACGAGGCTTTAGAGCAAGCGATAAGGTGGCGCGTAGCTGCGCGCGAGAACCCTCACATGGCCGTAACCGTTGAACTTGAAATTCCATACACGACACGAGCCACGAATCAAGAGGCTATGTCGTAAGGAGGAGACAAAGTGAGTCAGGTAATTTTTGCTGCAAACGGCGACAATCTCGTATTGGGGAGAGGAGCCCTGATGCTTGATCGGTACGTGAATAACGCACCGTCAGGCAGTTTGCGCTTTGTCGGTAACGTGACAGAGCTCAGGCTTTCTACCACGGACGAGGTTCGTGAAAAGTTCAGTGCCGTGGAAGAATCGGCCCCGCTTCTCAAGCGCGTAGTTTCGCGTCGCACGATTGAGGTTGTGGGCGTATTTGACGAATTCGAGATGGAGAATCTCGCACTGGCAATGATGGGCAACGTTGCCGAAGCAACGCAGTCGGCGGTAGCCGTGACGGACATGGCAATCGCCAATGTTCAACATGGCCGTTACTATGATCTCGGTAGTCGAAATATTGCCGCGCTCGTGGTAACGACAGATCCAGCCGGAACGACCTACACGCTCGGGACAGACTATACAGCGGATCTGATCCGTGGGCTGCTGTACATTGTTCCGGGTGGAACCATACCAGATGGCACCGGAGATCTTCTGGTCGACTTCACGCGAGCGACGGTCACCACGATTCAGACGATTGACGGTGGCAATGAGTCGCTGATCGAGGCCTTCCTGCACTTCGAATCGGACAACGCTAGTGGCCCGAACTACAGGCTGCGTGCGTGGCGTGTGTCCATTAACCCGGACGGCGAACTTGGGTTTATTGGTGACGACTTCGGCAACTTCAGCCTGCGCATGGCTGTACAGAGCGATGGCGTGAACCACCCGACAACGCCGAACTACGTTCTCGAGCGGTACGACCCACTGGCGGTGTGACATGACGAAAGCGATTGAGATTACTGTTGGCGGGCGAAAGCTACGTCAGGTCCTCACTTCAACAGTGAGGCACGATCTCCATTTGATGAATCAGATTCGGAAGTCTGGCATCAGCGAGATCATCAAGCACGCGGAAGAAAGTGCCGAAGAGTTTGCCAACAGGCTTCTCAATCAGCTCATTCAGTCGCAAGCGCTGATCCCGGTACTGGCGAGCTGCTTCATCGACGCTGAAAGGACGGACCTTGACTGGTCACCCGAATCGTCGGAGCAGCTCGCCCAGTTTCTTGAGGGGCTAACTGACAAGGAGGATAAGAGCACAGTGTTTGCATTTGCTGTGCGTCTGGTGATGGATTTTTTCGAACAAGGGGTCGTATCTTTGAGGACTTCCCTGAGCTCTTCCGGCCAACAGGGAAGGGACGACCCGGCACAGTCTTCAAGCCAGAACGTGGCGCACTAGATTACGCGGATTGGAATCATCTTGTCAGGGTCGTCGCAGACTATGACTACAGAGCAGCGCAGGAGGTTTTGTGTTGGCCGTTACGCGAAGCTCTGTTACGCTATCTTCACCTCATCCGTGAGGACGCGGCACGCTCTTACAACCAGAGGCTTATGCTCTGGGCGACGTTGGCTCCTCACAAGAAGAAGCCCGGAAAGCCTCCCGCAATTCCTCGCATATTGAAGGAAGGGAAAGATGGCGAACGGTAAACCAGACGTACGAGTTCGTCTAACCGCCGAAGGCATTAAGGAGGTAACCGACGCGCTCAAGAAGATTGGTGACGAAGCCACGAAGCAAGGACTGCGCAGTAAGAACGCATTCGCAAGCCTGACTGCATCCTTTGGTGGAGTTCGCGGACTGATTTCCAAGGTGACCGCCGCTGTTGGCGGTCTCAGCTTTATCAGGTTGACGAAAGAAGCGGTTGACTACGCCGACGCCATAGGTAAGGCCGCACAGAAGACGGGCGCTGGCACTGAGAGCTTGTCTGTTCTGCGAGTAGCGGCCAGCACAGCAGATGTCGAGGTAGATCAGCTTGACAAAGGACTTATCAAGCTGGCCGTCAATACAGGTAAGCTCGCTGAGGGCAACAAAGAACTAGAGCGATCCTTTGCTGCGCTCGGGTTGGCCAAAGAGGACTTCGCTGGAAAGGACACAGGGCAACAATTCGCCATCATCGCTGATCGGTTGAGCAAGATCAGGGACGGAGCACAGAAGACCAAACTCGCCTACGATATCTTCGGTAAGGCTGGCGCGCAACTCATCCCACTGCTGAATCAGCTAGGGACCGAAGGCTTCGATGCCGTGCGCGAGAAGGCCGAGCGCATGGGTCTCATCGTCACGCAGGAAGCCGCACTGCTGGCTGAGAATGTCAACGACAGCTTTACCGAGATAAGGAATCAGGTACGCGGGCTGGCCCTCCAGTTTATCAGCGGACTGCTACCGTCCGTCAAGGGGGCGATGGACGGGTTCAAGGAAGCGACAGAGGGGGAAGGCGTTGACGCAATGAAGACGTTCGGCCAAGAGGTAGGACGCGTTCTTCGTGTCGTCATTCAACTATTCAAGATTGCCGAGACCGTCATCAGTACGGTCCTACAGGTAATTGGCCGAGGGCTGGCTGCGAACATTGCAGCGATACAGGCAGTCCTGCAGAGAGACTTTAGACGAGCTGGAAGCATTCTGATTGATGCGTTCGGTGAGACAGGGGACATACTGAAGGCAGGGTTCGAAGAGGCATTCGGTGAATTCGACAAACTAGTGCAGGAAGCGAATAAGAAGGAGATCGAGCTAGACATAAAGCCGATTGTTCGTGGTGGAGCACCAGAGGATGTGGAGTCTGGCGAGGAGCTAGCCGCGCGCAAGAAGCGTGAGTCTGAGCTTGAGCGTGAGCGTGCCAAGCAAGCAGCCGAAGAGAAGAAGTTGGCAGACCAGCGTGAGTCCGCAGCTCAAAGATTGTTCGACATCGAGACGCAGCTTGCGGATACGGAGGGTAAGCGGCAAGAAGCCTTCGAGCGCAATCTGGCCAAGGATACCGCTGAGATTGCGAAGCTGCTGGAAGTTGTGCAGGCAGCCGATGCTGATCGGCAACGAATAATCGACAGGTTTACTACGTCATCGCGAGCTTCGTTTAACCTGGAAGAATTGAAGACGCAGTTTGATCAAGCCATGCAAGCGCTTGATGACGCGCGCGAGCGTATCAACATTAATGCGCAGGCTGGCGTCATTGCACAGTTCCAAGCTGAGCAGCAGATTTTGGCGCTTGAAGCGCAGCGCATTCCTCAGTTACAGGCAATCAATGTCGAATTGCAAAAGGCAGCTACGGCTATTGGAACGGAGGCTGTCGCTGGTGTTGAGCAGTACACACTCGCTATCGAGCAACTTCAGGCAACACAGAAAGCAGCCACCGACGCATCTATTCAGTTTCGTCAGGCCGCTGTGGAAGGTATCGAGCAGGGTATCAGTAGTGTGCTGAAGAATCTCGACAAGTTCGAGGATGCTGGCGATGTGATTAAGGGAGTATTCCGCAGTATCGCGCAGGCGATTGCGGACCTAGCTGCAGAGATCATTGCTAAGCAGGCGACGCTCGCGCTCCTGCGCGCGTTCGGTGGTGGTGCGGCTGGCGGTACAGGCTTCGCCGAAGGTGGCGAGGTTGGCGGGCAAGGGACCGGTACGAGCGACAGTAATCTGGCGTGGTTAAGCAAGGGCGAGTTTGTCGTGCGTCAATCAGTTGTACGCCAGCCGGGCGCCAAAGAATTCTTGGAAGCGATGAACGATGGGTTCTTCACACCAAGAGTTCGCCAGTTTAAGACTGGGTATCCGCGATTCGCCGAGGGCGGGCTGAATGCTGGAGGACAGAACGGCAGTACGTCACCGTCAGGTGGTGGAGTTCGTATTATCAACGTTCTGGATCCGCAATTAGTTACGAGCGCCATCGGTTCACCGAGCGGCGAGAAGTCGATCATGAATGTTATCCAGCGCAATGCGCAGGGAATACGTAGGCTAATCGCACCATGAGGGCAACATGCCAGTTCTAATCGGTACAGCGACTGACCACGAAGATCTCTACAATGATCTTGTGGCATGGCTTCAGACGGCCGGGCCGACAGGCCCAGACTGGACGCTTCTTGACGATGATGCGACACGCTCCATCTTCGTAGCGCCCGGACTCACTACTACGGAAGAGATTCATGTCGGCTTCGGGTTCGTAGAGAATGCGGGCACGGACTCCTTCGCTTTGTCTGCATGGATGTTCCGTGCATACAGTGCGCTAGTGGATTTCCAGACACAGCCCGGAATGTCGACTATCGGGTATCATCCGTTGTGGGATACTTCGATCCCATATTGGTTCATTGCCAACGGGCAGCGTGTGATCATCGTTACGAAAGTGTCGACGGTCTACACGGCGTCGTATCTTGGTAAGATGTTGCCATATGGAACTCCCGGCCAGTGGCCGCAGCCGTACTATCGTTCGTCACCGCAGATCGCCAATACCCGGTGGTCTGAAACGACGCCCGACATTCGGAACTTTTATGACCCGGGTCGGTTGCAGAGTGGCTCGGTACCGAATATCAACTACGCATCGCAGTTCTTGGATCCGGCTGGCGTATGGCGATACGTCGCGAACTTCTTCAACAATAGCGGAAGCGAGACACCAGAGTCCACTTCAAACTACATGTGGCCGTATAATGCCTCGTTCTTTATACCGGAAGGAATCACGACTGAAACGTTTGCTCGCTGGCGTGAGATGCGAGACAACGTTGATGGTTCGTTGACAATGTTTCCGCTAATACTGATGGGCGAGGATCCGTCATTCGATTTCTACGGTGAACTTGACGGAGCCTTTGCAGTACCGGGCTTTGGTGCAGCGAGCGAGGATACCATCGACTTCGGTGGCGATGATTATCTGATCGTACAGAACATCTTCCGTACGTCGCGCTTTCATTACGCGGCCATCCGATTGACCTGAGGAGAGTGCAGTGGCGCTAGACTACGAAACCGGTACGGCTAACGACCCGGAAGACTTGATCGACAAGCTCGAGACGTTCGCCGTTGCCAATGGCTGGACGGTGAGCCCGGCAACTGTCGGCCGAGTATTCCGAAAGGACACCGTCGTCGTGGGCGTCAATACTGATGCCAACGAGTTGTTCTTCAGGGGGGCCATTACTTACAACGCGGCTGCTGCGTTCGACGCACAGACGAACAACTCCGGCATGACGTTGGTGATGCTGATTGGAGTCGGGCCATACACAGCCTATCACTTCTTTTCTGGCGACGAAACTAGTGCGGAGTATCTGCATGTCAGTCTGGAGATGACGGCGGGTCATTACCGCAACTTCTCGTTTGGCGAGCTTGTCAAGCACGGAGCCTACACGGGCGGAGTCTACGTTGATGGCGTTGTGTGGGATGTTTCGACTTCGAGCCGAGATCTTCCAGACTTCGGGCTTCATCAGGCAATTTGTGATTCGAAGTGCGTCAATGAATTCGATGCTCATGTCTGGTGCGATTACGATGCTAAGACTAACAACTGGCAGATGGTTACGTCGGCTAGTACGGACGTCGGTAATCCTAACCGTGCGACAGGAAGCTATCGTAGCGCTGGCCTGCACTCACCCTTCCAATATCGCGGGTATCAGCTGTGGAATTTGCAGAACCACCTTGCTCCGCTCACGTACTTTGTGAATAGGGCCAGCAGCCAGCGTAGTCCGATTGGCAGAATCCCGAATCTACGTGCCATTAGCTTGAATAACTTGACGCCGGGCGAGATCATCTCTATTGGCGGTGACGACTGGATAGTCTTTCCATTGGTTCGTCGTTCTGACATCTTCAATCAAGGTAGCCTTTCGGTGGATGAAAGTAGCGGGTACTACGGATACGCCTTCAGGATTCCGTAATGGCCGTCATCACCGGCTTTCTGGAGACAGGGTTTGCGATCTTCACGGCCTACACCAACCCTGCGATCGGCAATAACGTACCGCCAGTTCTCAATCTTGCGGATGATATTTCGTCCGCATTCTTTGGAACGTCGACTGATACGCAGCCGGTTGATGAGCCAGAGAATACGCACACCGGGTTCGAGTCGCCGATGTTCGGCTTCTTGCACTGGTATAATCACATTCATATCCAATTTGCTGAGCTGGATCTGGGCGCGGTGGTCAGTTCACAAGAGGTTCCGTTCTACATCTTCAACGCGTTCTTCGTAAATCGCACGCTCAATGATATCATCATTACGAACGGTGATGGGCTGGTAGTCGTCAGTCCTGTAGCTGGACCACCGACCGTGTTCGCGCCGCTGCAGGAACTTACGTACATCTTGCAGGCAAGTGCGGATGGACCGGCAACGATTGACGCAGTCATTACGTTTGACTTTGATAATCGTGATTACGAAATGGACGTAACGGGCACGCGGGTGATAGCGTGGCGATGGACGCCGAACTGGGCTAACGGAATTCGTGAGCGTTTGGAGTGGCAAACGGATGCGATGATTTCATACAATGCCAAGGAGCAGCGTCGTCAACTGCGCATAAATCCGCGCCAATTCTTCGAATTCACGGTGGACATCGAGGGTCAGCAGCGCCGCATTTTCGAGAATGCTCTGTACAACTGGGGCGCTCGACTTTGGGCGCTGCCAGTATGGCCCGACGTTGCGAGACTTATGACGACACTGGCAGATGGTGTGACTACCATCCCAGTTAGCACAGCAACCAAGTCGTTCACTGTCGGTGAACTTATCATGCTGATTGCGCATGACGATAGCAACCACGAGGCGCTGGAAATTACCGCAGTCAATGCGAACGACGTTGCGACTACGACACCGACGGTCAACGAGTGGGGACCGGGCACAAAGGTTTATCCGGCAAGGCTTGCCAGCCTTGAGTCGCCCTTCCAGTTGTCGGCGTTCTTCCGGAACTACGGGTACGGCGTAGCGTCGTTCCGGTGTGACAAAGGAACGACGTACACTGCTGCTACGGAATCGGTGATTTATCGTACTTACCCTGTGCTGGTCGATCCACCGGACGGGCGTAACGATGATCCGTCTGTTGGGTATGAGCGAAAGGCTGTCGATGTAGATGGTCAGATCGGTCTCATTGAAACTGTCGACGAAGCTCTTATTCCGTATCAAATTTTCGGGTATCGCTGGATGCTTCTATCACGTGCTGATGTTGACTACTTTAGAAAGTTCCTGTTCGCACGCAAGGGCAGGTTCAAAGGAATGTGGGTACCGACCTTCACGGATGATCTGATTGTGGTCGTCACCATCGGTAGTGCTGCTACGAATGTCGACTTCGAGTATGCCGGGCTGGTATCGTATGCCGAAGGTGGCGTGCACAGGCGCGACATTCGTATCAAGTTGAAGGATGGTACGATCTTCTATCGCCGAGTCAGTGCGCCACAGACAATCAGTCCGACGGTCGAGCGCATGTCCATTGATACCGCGCTAGGCGTAACGGTGGATCCAGAAGATGTTGAAATGGTCAGTTGGATGTCGCTGGCCCGGCTTGATAGCGATAGCATTGAGATTTCGTGGGATGCTCCGCACGTGGCGGAATCAGTGACGGTGTTCAGAGGTTACAACAGTGACGTATGATCTCCAAGAAATCAGCGATCAATCAGGCTTCCCGGTAGAGCTTTACGAGTTCACCGTCAACGGAGTCATTCGCTATTTCACCAGCGGGCAGCAGGACTACGAGTACCAGACAAAGATGTATCTCGCTACGCCGCTTTCACGTAGCGAGTTTGAGGAAACTGG